GAATACGTTTATCTGTCTGATATGACCGATGAGGAAAAGGCGGCGCACCCTGAAGCTGAAACGACTGGCGGTTATTTGAAGGAGCGCACCACAGCGGACAACGCCCGGAAGTGGTGGGCGGGGCTTAGTGCCGATGATCGAAACGTTATCCTCAGTTTGCCGAACTTCGATGCGGCGATTTTCAAGGAAATCACGGGGATTGACGTAAGCAAAGACTGACGCATCTCAAGAGCTGCGCTATCTGGCTATACGGGCGTGCGGAAGGAGGTGAATACATACGGCTACAGGGAAAAGATACTACTGGCTAAAGCTCAAAGGCAGTTTCATGCGGTCTGACGCGGTGGATTTTCTCATGGGGCAGAAAAACGGCGCAAACTATGTGGTGCTGTACCAGATGCTCTGCCTTATGACTATCAACACCAACGGCAGGCTTTCGCGGCAGATTGGTGAAGTGATCATTCCGTATGACGTGGACAAGATTCAGCGCGATACTAAGTGGTTTTCTACCGATACGGTGCGCGTCGCACTGGGACTTTACGCGAAGCTTGGGCTGATTTATCAGGAAAAAGACGGCACGTTGGTGCTTGCAAACCACTCTGAAATGGTCGGAAGCGAGACAGATTATGCAGCACAAAAAAAGTTGCAAAGAACGAACCAGCGTAAAATTGATGCAGAACACTGTGGACAATGTCCACAGGATGTCCACACAGACGTCCACAAAAATGTCCATACAGATATTAGAGATAAGATATTAGATATAGATAAGTCGTCGTCATCTAAAGATGACTCCTCCTATATAGGGACGAGGACGACGAAATCTCTGGTGGATTTTTTTCGGGAGAACATCGGCAAGCTGAGCAAGACCGGCGAAAAAGAACTGACCGGATACATAGAGTGCATGGGCGCGGATCTTGTGTACGCGATCATGAACAAGTGTGTGGATCTGGGCGGCGGCAGCTGGGCGTATGCCCGCAAGGCGTTGGAAGAAGCGGAAAGACTTGGCTGCAAGACCGTTGCAGAGTATAACCAGCTCTGCCCTATCGGCGGCAGCCGGGCAAAAGGAACACGCGTAGACAGAGCACAGCCATCCGGCAATGATATTTTAAGCCCGGAGCGCATGGCGCACAGCCGGGAACGTCTGCGGAAAGCAAAGAAAGAAGGTTAAAAAACGGGTGAATTGCTTGTGACATTTGGCGAAGATGGAAAGGCACACATGTACGACAGTGATTTTGACGTGACCATCCATTGTGAAGATGAACAGCAGATGAACGAAGCCGTGGAGCTGCTCCACCTTGCAAACAGGATGCGCTGGCGCAAGACCGTAGAAGATCCGCCGACTGAAAAAGATTCTGCGCACGGAAATGTTCTCGTGAAGTACATGGATGCGACTTTTGCTCAATCAGCAACGTGGGACACCGTGGCCAGTGCGCCAGATCTTTTCACGCTTTGGATGCCAATGCCTAAACTGCCGGGCGAACGTACCAAAAAGCTTTACCGGCGTGAAAAAGCAGGTACGACAATTTGCCCCGTTTGCGAGTATGAATGCAACGATGATTATTACCTTGATAAATTTTGTCCCGGATGTGGAACACGCCTTTGGTTTAACGAGGAGGGAGCCGAACATGACCAACCCGACATGTAAAGACTGCCCAGACCGGCACCCTGCCTGTCACGACCACTGCCTGCAGTTTGCCGCTTGACGCAAAGAACACGCCAAAGAGACAGACTATAACCGGCAAATGACCGTGTCCGGCAGGGTCTACCACTACGACCACAAGGACAAGCACCGGGAGAAAGGAAAGAAAAAGTATTTGGGCAAAAACGGAGGAGACAAATGAAAACTTTAGTTGCCTGCGAGGAATCGCAGGAGGTCTGTAAAGCATTCCGGGCGAAAGGACACGAAGCCTATTCCTGCGACCTGATTGAGCCGTCCGGTGGGCATCCTGAATGGCACATCTTGGGCGATGCGCTCAAGGCTCTGAGGGGGGGGGCAAGTCGTGACGATGGACGACGTAACGCATGAAGTTGGCAAGTGGGACTTGCTCATTGCACACCCGCCCTGCACATACCTGTCGAACGCTGGCGCACGTTTTCTTTATCCGAAAGGCGTTCTGAACGAACAGCGGCTGCGTAAAGGACTGATGGCAAAAGATTTCTTTCTGCACTTCTTGTGGGCTGACATTCCGAAGATTGCGGTTGAGAATCCGATTCCGTTATCCGTCTACTGCTTGCCAAAATACACGGAGACCATTCAGCCGTACCAGTTCGGACATCCGTTCAAAAAGAAAACGTGCCTTTGGCTGAAAGGTCTGCCGGAGCTTGAACCAACCGATGAGATTCCGCTCGAACAATGCGAAAGCACGAAGGTTGCCGGCAATTGGTTCAATCATGGAGGTAAAGACTGACAAGCAAACAGAGCAAAGACTTTTCCGGGCGTGGCAAAGGCAATGGCAGAACAATGGGGGTAAAAAATGAAAACCGTACAGGAAATTATGGAGGAGAACGGCTCTTTGGCAAACATCGAGCGTTTTCAGACAATGCAGAAGTGGGAACACAAGCGCAAGGTTGCGCACGCACAGGAAATGGCAGAAGCGTTCTATTGCTGGGCTAAGGATCACGGCAAGGGCGTACACCTGTCAGTGGGCGGTCTGGATTCCATCACGCTGCATTACTTTTTGGAGAGCATTGGGTTGCCTGTCACTTGTGTGTCGTGCTCCTCGCTTGAGGGCAAGGGCGTGCAGAAGGTGCATAAGCAGATTGCAGCAGAGATGGAATCCGAATACCAAAACTGGATGGGCGATGGAGAAGCACCGTCTTTCGTGTTCCTGAAGCCGCTGAAAAGCAAGGTGCAGGTCTTGCAGGAATTTGGCTGGCCGGTCATCAGCAAGGAAAAGGCTGGCAAGATCATGCTGCTGCAAAACCCGACCGAGCAAAACGCCACAGTGCGTCATGCGATCATCACCGGCGAAACCGGCGAATACGGAGGTTGGCAGAAGAACAGCCGCATGAAGCTGCCGCAGAAGTGGCTTGAACTGTTCGGCGGCGCAGATGCAGAGGGAGCAGCGGTTGGCTATCAGGCCGCGCCGTTCAAAGTGTCCGACCGCTGCTGCTACTACCTCAAGGAAAAGCCCTGCAACGACTGGGCGCGGGAGCATGACAGCGTGCCCTACATGGGTCTTATGGCCAGCGAGGGGGGGCGGCGTGAGAAAAGCCTGAAAATGCACGGCTGCAACTATTTCGGTAAGACAACCACCCGCAGCGCACCCTTTGCCATTTTTGACCGGCAGGACATTTTGCAGCTTGCGCTTGACCTTGATGTGCCTGTGCCCGCCGAATACGGCGAGATTGCAAAGGACAGAGACGGCAAGCTGTACACCACCAAGGCACAGCGCACCGGCTGTACCATGTGCGGTTTTGGCATCCACATAGAGGGCAGACCGCACCGGTTTGACATTTTGCGGGAGACCAATCCCAAAGAATGGGAGTTTTGGATGAAGCACGTCTGCCGGGACGAAAACGGCAACTGGTACGGCTGGGGGCGCGTACTGGACTATATCGGCATCGGCTGGGAAGATGTGCCAGAAAAGGCCGTGCAGATGCACATAGACGATCTGATGGGAGAAAAAAATGCACCTGACCCTTTACGGTGACCCACGCACAAAGAAAAACAGTGCGCGCATCCTAAAAAGCCGCTCAGGCGGGCGCTTTGTGGCCCCTAGCGCGGCGTTTGAGGAATACCAGACCGGATGCCTATGGCAGATACGCGCCCCGCCTGAGCCTATTTCTGCCCGCGTGAACGTGCGGTGCGTGTACTACATGGCTACCCGGCGCAAGGTTGACCTTGCAAACCTGATTGAAGCCACCTGCGACATACTGGTAAAGGCCGGTGTACTGGCAGACGACAACAGCCGCATCGTTGCCGCGCACGATGGCAGCCGGGTGGACTACGACAAGAAAAACCCCAGAGCAGAAATCTGGATCGAGGAAATGGAGTGTTTTTTATGAGCAAGTATGCAATTGGAGACCACGGATACAAGGTGAACTTTTCCGGCTTTGCCTATGTTGAGGCAGACAGTGCAGAAGAAGCAATGAAAAAATACAACAATGATGATTTTGTATACAAGGAAGCCAATCCGGGCAAGGTCGAAGAAGTCGAGACGATGGTGATTGATTTGTGATGGAGGTGTGGAGATGATTCAGTCATGGACGCCTGAAAGCGAACAGTCAAAGCCGCGCACCGGTGTGGACTACCACACGGTCAAGGCGTGGTTCCAGCAGTGCCGAGATCTGGCAACGGCGGTTGAAGCACAAAAGCAGAAGATCCAGCGGATCCGGGAAGTTGCTGAAAAGACCACCCCAAGCCTGAACGGGATGCCCGGCGGCGGTGATGCCGGTGACAAGGTCGGGCTTGCTGCAACAGATATCACGGACGAGAAGCGCCGCCTTCAGCAGATGGAAACAGACCTGTGCCTGCTGCGCATTGAAGCCACCCGGCGGGCGTACTGCATCACGGCAAGCAAATCCAGCAAAAAACAGGCTGACTGCCTGTGCCTGTACTACGTCAAGAACAAAAAGCAGCGCGAGGTCTGCGAGGATCTGGGACTTTCGGAAGAAAACCAGGTCTCCATCCACATCAAGTGGGGCAGCATCTATTTGGCAGAGATTTGGGACAGCTTCAGCAATGTTGCACAAACCGCACAAAACCCACCTTGATTTTTTGCAATGCGCCTTCATACTGCAAATATCCAAATGACACAGGCATTGTGCTAAAATTGGTATAAGCGGAACCGCCGAAAGCGGTGAGACGCTTGCCACGCAGTCTCCGAAACGAATCCCCCCAAAATGCTTTCCTCCCAAGGCTTGACCGGCATTTTTCTTCCTCTCGTTTCGCGGGCTGCTTCTATGCCGTTATAGCTCAATTGGCAGAGCGCCGCCGAGTTAAGGCGGGACAACGTTGGTGACACATCTCTGACATCACTGCGCACTTAACCAATGCGCATATACAGACTTGATGGTGCCGGTTCGAATCCGGTTAACGGCTCCGACACGCTGCTCTCCCGAAGCAGCGACCACCTGACGCATGGGCTGACATCCCGCTTGTGGCTGCGTGTAGAGTGGCAGGGTATCCTTACCTGTCCTCGCAACCTCCGCACGCACCGGAGGCCACATAATCCGTACACCGGTTTCCATAATTCCCCCGGCAGGATGTGCGTCAACAGAACCAGCATGGAAACGTGCTGGTTTTTCTTTTGTTATATGCCGCCTGAGCGCAGTTTGGAGCGCGGCGCGTGTGTGTAGACACGGCTGGTTCGATTCCAAGGGCGGCTTTTTATATTCCCGTAGTTCAAGTGATGGAACAGCGGTCTCCAAAACCGCAGGCTGCAGGTTTGAGCCCTGCCGGGAATGCCATTTGCGTACCCTGTGAGGGGGCTGCGCAGATAGCCGGGCATCTGGCGGCGAAAGTACCGGATGCAGCGGCGCTCCACCGTTTACGTTGTCCGAAAAACTGAATGTATACCGGGAGCGCTGCTTATTTTGATATTCTGCCGTCCACATGGGCGGCGTTTCTTTTAAGCGATTTTTTGAGAGGTGGTGGCAATGACCTACAAGAAAAAGAATCCGGTAGGCGCACCGCCGAAATATAAAAATTCAGCAGAAATGCAGGAAAAGATAGACGCTTACTTTGCTGACTGCGAAGGAGAGCTCTTGCAGGACGCGAATGGAGCCCCGGTTCTGGATAAGTACGGAAATGAAATCTATCTGCATCAGCGTCCGCCCACTGTCACCGGATTAGCGTTGGCTTTGGGGTTTGCGTCACGAAAATCGTTGCTGGAATACCAAGGAAAGCCGGAATTTGTAAACACGATTACGCGCGCAAAAGCCCGGTGCGAAAAATACTCCGAAGAGAGGCTGTTCGACCGGGACGGAACGAACGGAGCGCAATTCAGTCTGAAGTTTAACTTTGGCTGGGACAACAAAGAGGAAAAAACAGAAGAGATCGAAAGCGCAAGCCCGGCAGTTTCCGAAAACCGCCTGTTCGAACTTTTGGCACCGCAATTCCTGCCGACATGGCAGAAGATCATGCGAGGAGATGCGAACGAAGCACTGGAAAAGGGCGGACGGGGATCCACAAAATCCAGCTTCTGCAGCATCGGCATTATCAAACTTCTGCAATTGCACCCGGATTGCAACGCGGCATGCATCCGCAAGGTGGGCAATACCCTGCGCACATCCGTGTATGCACAGATGCAGTGGGCAGTTGACCAGCTGGAACCCGGAATGTGGAAGTGTACGGTTTCCCCAATGGAGATGACCAACAAAAATACCGGTCAGAAGATCCTCTTCTTCGGTCTGGATGACCCCGGAAATCTCAAGTCTATTAAGCTTCCGCATGGTTACATCGGCATTCTTTGGTTTGAAGAACTCGACCAGTATGACGGGCCGGAGCAAATCCGCAACGTGGAGCAGTCCTGCCTGCGTGGTGGAAACTTCTCTTTCACGTTTAAAAGCTTCAACCCGCCTGCATCGCCCCGCAACTGGGCAAACCGTTACGCGATGGAAGTCCGTGACCGCAAAATCATCCAGCACTCTGACTACACGATGGTGCCGCAGGAGTGGCTTGGCAAGCGCTTTCTGGATGATGCCGAAGAACTAAAGAAACGCAACCTGATCGCCTACAAGCACGAGTATCTTGGCGAGGTGACTGGCTGCGGCAAGGAAGTCTTTACCAACATCCGGGCAGAAAAGATAGACCCCGCAAGGTTTGAGCGCAAGCATCACGGCATTGACTGGGGATGGTATCCTGACCCCTTTGCCTATAACTGCATGAGTTACGACGCAGCCCGCAAGACCCTGTATATCTATGACGAGATCACCGTGCGGCGCACACGCAACGAGGATACGTTCAAGATGCTACAAGACCGACACGTTATGGAGCACCCGGAGAGCGAGCGCCTAACCGGTGACAGCGCCGAGCCAAAGAGCTGCACCGACTATACTGCATGGGGAATGAAATGCTTGCCCGCGATAAAAGGTCCGAACAGCGTTGTGCAGGGCGTGAAGTGGCTGCAAAGCCTGACCGCCATCGTAATAGACCCGGTGCGATGCCCGGACACCCTGAAGGAGTTTACCGAGTACGAGTATGATGCGGACAAAAACGGCGATCCGCTGCCCGGCTACCCCGACCACGACAACCATCACATAGACGCTACACGATACGCCATGGAGCTTGTGTGGCACAAGCCCGGAAAATAAGGAGCAAAGCAAGTGAGAACATACCAAGACCTTGAAGCGGTGCAGAACGACCCCGCAGCCAAAACCGCTTTTGTGCAAAGCTTTATTGAGGAGCACGCTACAAGCGACCCGGTGCGTACCGCTGAAAAGGCTGACAAGTACGACAGGCAGCTGAACACCGGTGTAGACGACTTTCTGGATGCGCTTGCCGATATCGACTACAAGCTGAACGGCATCACCAAGAGAACCCGCCCGGAGACCGTGAAAAGCAACTCCTTCCACAGGCTCAACGTGCAGCGCGTGGCATACAGCCTTGCAAACGGCATCACCCTGCCGGGCGAGGACAACGCAAAAGCAAATCTTGGCGAAAGCTTTGACGAGCAGCTTTACCGTCTGGGCTACCTTGCCTGCATCCATGGAGAAAGCTTTGGCTTTTGGAACAACGACCATCTGGACGTGTTCAAGCTGACCGAGTTTGCGCCACTGTATGACGAGAAGGATGGAACCATGCGGGCTGGCATCCGGTTCTGGCGCTTGCAGCCAGACAAGCCCATGCACGCTGTACTGTATGAGGAGAGCGGATACACCCGCTACACCGAGGACAGCAAGGGCGAGCACCTGTTCAGGCAGGAGGAGCAGCAGCCCTACAAGACCACCACGACCACCACCCCCGCCGGGGACGAGATTGTGGAGGGCGAGGGCTACGGAACACTGCCCATTGTTCCGCTGTGGGGCAGCAGCGCCAAGCAAAGCACGCTGGTCAATCTCAAGGGTTATATTGACAACATTGACCTGATCGTCAACGGCTTTTGCGATGACCTGCGCGAATGTGCGCAGGTCTATTGGCTTATCTCCAACTACGGCGGCATGCAAGACGATGATCTGCGCCGGTTCATGCAGCGGCTGCGGTTCAACCACGCCGCAAACGTGGACAACGCCGGTACCAACGGCGGCAGTGTGCAGCCCTACACGCAGGAGATCCCAACACAGGCGCGTGAGACCCTATTGCAGCGTCTGCACAGTTCCCTGTATGAGGATTTCGGCGGTCTGGACGTGCATTGCGTGAGCGCAGACAGCACCAACGACCATCTGGAAGCCGCCTATCAGCCGCTGGACGAGAACGCCCGCGACTTTGAACAGCAGGTCACCAAGTTTGTGCGTCAGGTGCTCAAGATCGCCGGTTTGCCGGACGCAAAGCCGCAGTACACCCATGTGCGTATCTCCAACACCAAGGAGCAGGTGGACATGGCGATTGCGGAAGCGACCATCATCGGAAACGAGATGGCAATAGAGTTGTTGCCCAACCTGACCCCGGAGCAAAAGAAAAAGGCCAAGGCTGCGCTGATGGCAGAGAGCGCAACGCGGGAGACCGTGGACGATGGAGAGGAGGAAGAAGATGGCAACAGGTGAGACTTACGAAGAGTTTGTGGAAAAGTTCAAGCCGAAAAAGACCACAGACGACTGTTACACACCACCCAGCATTTACGCAGTTATCCGGGACTGGACGTGCAAGGAGTACGGCATCGACCCAGCCAAAATTGTGCGCCCGTTTTACCCCGGCGGCGATTATGAGAATTTCGACTACCCGGAGGGTACCGTTGTTCTGGACAACCCGCCGTTTTCAATCCTGTCCAGAATCTGCGGGTTCTATCTCGATCGTGGCATTCCGTTCTTCCTATTCGCTCCATCTTTGACAGCGCTTTCTGGAAGGGCAAATAATATGCGGATGAACCATATCATTTGCGACTGTAGTATCGAGTACGAAAACGGTGCAATCGTCCGAACAAGTTTTGTGACCAGCTACGGCGGGGATATCATAGCGCAGACAGAACCTCGCCTGACGAAACTGGTAAACGATGAGGTAGAGCGCCTGCGACGTACCAAAACGGTACAGCTGCCAAAGTATACATACCCGGATCATATTGCGACGGCTGCAATGCTCCAACGATACAGCCATTACGGTGTAGATTTCAAAATTCATAAAAAGGACTGCGCTCCGATTTATGCGCTGGACGCACAACACTCCACGGGGAAAACTATTTTTGGCGGAGGCCTGTTGCTGTCTGACCGCCTCGCCGCAGAGCACGCCGCTGTCAGAAGGACTGTGGCTGAGAGGGCTGCGGCCACAAAATGGGAGTTGTCCACTCGCGAGCGCGGCATTGTGGAGTATCTGAACAGCCATGAAACAAACCGACCTTGACCGCATCTCCACCCGGCAGCTGAACAGGCTGCGTCGCCGCATTTTGCGGGTATACGGAACTGCCCGCCGGGAAATGACCGAGCAACTGACCGAGTTTCTGGAGCATTACCAGAAGCTGGACGCATACAAGCGGCAGCAGTTGGAAGCTGGGAAAATCACCGAGAGCGACTATCGCACATGGCTGCGCAATCAGGTGTTTCAGTCCGAGATGATGCACCAGAAGCTGGACAACATCACCCAGACATGCACCACAGCCCAGCAGACGGCGTATAAACTGGCGCGGGATGAACAGTATGATATCTTTGCCCTTGGCGCAAACTGGGCGTTCTACGAGCTGGAACAGGCCGCAGGCGTGGCGTTCAACCTGACCTTGTACAACACCGAAGCGGTCAAGCGGCTGCTGGTGGAAAACCCCAAGCTTGTGCCAAACAAGCGTATTAAGAGCGAGAGTAACAAAACCTACGATGCCCGGGTGTTCAACCGGTACGTTACAAAAGGCATCATACAGGGCAAAAGCGTCCATGACATTGCGGTGCAGGCTGTGCAGGGCATGGCAGACACCGAGGTGCACTGGGCGATGAACAACGCTATCACAGCCATTACAGGCGCACAGAACGCCGGGACGATGCAGCAGCTGCGCAATGCTCAAGCCCTTGGCATTGCGGTGCAGAAGCGATGGAACAGCACGTTGGACTACCGAACCCGTGAGATGCACCGGCTGCTGGATCAGGAGACCGCCGATCTTGACGAGCCGTTCAAGGTGCAGGGCTACGAGATCCAGTACCCGGGAGACCCCAACGCAGCGCCGGAAATGGTTTATCACTGCCGCTGCAAGCTGTCCAGTGCGCTGGTCAAGTATCCACGGCAAAATGCTATGCGGCGGGACAACACGACAAAAGAGGTCACATCTGACCTGACCTATACCGAGTGGTACAAGGCAAAGGGCGGAACGGAAGCAGAACAGATGTGGTTTGCAGAGGAGCGCAAGAGAAAGAAGGGATGAACCGTGATTCTGCCGATGGAAAACACCGAGAAAATGATTTTTCCGGGCGTGGGCAAGTATGGCATCCCTGAAATCAAGCCGGAAACGGACATCCGCATTGACAAGCTGGAATGGATCCCGGTCAACTATGCGCTGACCACCAAAGACAAGGCCACAAAAGGCGTGCACTTTTACAAGGACGATTACCAGTTTGAACGGTTCTGGAACAACCCAGACAAATACATTTCCCTTTTGCAGCAGTTCGGTGCAGTGTGTTCGCCGGATTTTTCTTTGTACAGTGATATGCCGCTTGCGGTGCAGCTTTTCATGCACTACAAAAAGCACTGGCTGGCTGCATACTGGCAGGCGCGCGGCATTCACGTTATCCCAACGCTTTGCTGGTGCGGACGTGATTTAAGGCCTGTGAATCACCCGGAATCTGCTCCTAGCTTGGCCGAAAAATTTTTATGGTTAGAGCATGATTTAGGATAAAAATGGAGTGAAAACATGAAAACAACTAACGTTCATGTTGAGTATCATTTGGCAGAAGCGGACAGAGACCTTTTGCGGGGATTTATTACTGCTGTTGATTTTTTAAGAGGAGAGCCAATAAATCGACCTGCATCAGAAAAAGACCTTATTGGTCAGATTTTGGCAAAAGCGGAACAAAATCGCATTTTGACAGATCGGATCATGAACAGAGACAATCATGAAATTTGATTACAACATCAAAGTCACCGACAACACCCCGCAGCTGCTGGAAGCGCTGGAAGACTGGGCGGAGCGTGTGCTGACCATCTGGGGCATGAAGGTGCAGGACTACGCCCAGCTGCTTGTGCCCACAGGCACGGCAGACAGCACCGGCATAGAGGGCTATGTGGGCGGTGCGCTGAAAGCGTCCATTACCTACGTTGTATCTGCGACACAAAAGATCGTGACCATCGGCTCAAACCTGTTTTACAGCGTGCCTGTGGAGTTGGGCACCGGTATTTTTGCCGAGAAGGGCAACGGACGCAAAACGCCGTGGGTTTGGCAAGACTTCAACGGCAAATGGCACTTTACCCGGGGCATGGCTCCCCGCCCCTTCCTGCGTCCGGCGGTAGAAGATCATATCAAGGAACTGCAAGAGATTGCAGTAGAGGAAGGAAACAAGGAGGTATAAAAGCATGACAGAACTTGAAACTTTGAGCGCACGACTTGAAGAAGCCGTGAAAAAGCAGACGGAAGCCGATGAAGCATATCACAAAGCCGCCGAAGAGGTGGAAAGCATCAAGGCTGCAATGGTGGAGCTGAAAAAACGCAAAGAAAAACGAGTTAATGAATTGTCCAAAGCTGGGATGAATGCGCGCAAAAATCTGCAAGAAATGTGCAATTTGGCGTATGGAGACAGCATCGGAAAAGTTTCAATTACGGTTTACATTCCTGTGTATATGGGAGATGGGCCGTATGAATTTGAGCTCTAAAACTCAATATCCAGCGGTTGGCGCACAGCGTCAGCCGCTTTTTATATGCCGCTATAGCTCAATCTGGCAGAGCCGCCGTCTTGTAATCGGAAGGTCGTAGGTTCAAATCCTACTGGCGGCACCACGCCGGCAGCACGTCCGGCAAATAACCTAATTGCCAAGCATGGCAGCCCAAGCAAGGGCAGAAAGGACACACACATGGCACTCAAAAGAGCAAATATCCTCAAGATTCTGGAAAACGCCGAAACCTCCAACGATGACAAGGCAAAAGCCCTTCTGGACGCCTTGCACGATGAGACCGACGCCCTCCGGGACGAACTGGATACCGAGAAAAACGCCCGCGTTGCAGCGGAAAAAGAACGGGACGCAGCCAACAGCGGTAAGCAGACCGCAGAGCAGGCGCTGACCGACTACAAGACCCAGCAGACCGCCAAGGAATCCAGAGCCGCAAAGGAATCCAAGTTTCGGGAGCAGCTCAAGGCCGCAGGTGTGCTGGAAAAGTACTTTGACCGAATCGTGCGCCTGTCCGGCGAGGACATCGACAAGATGGAACTGGACAGCAAGGGCAACGTGAAGAACGCGGACAAGCTGGCTGAGAGCCTGAAAACCGATTGGAGCGACTATGTGGGCAGCACCTCCACCAAGGGCGCACCGGTGGACAACCCGCCCGCGAATGCCGGCTTCAAAATGACCAAAGACCAAATTTTTGCAATCAAGGATTCTACCGAACGGCAGGCCGCGATTGCAGCGAATATCGACCTGTTCAATGGGACAGGCGATGGAAAGGACTAACTTATGCCTGCAAAAACTAATACCGTGATGGCCGCTGACATTCAGACCACTGCACGCGAGATCGACTTTGTGACCCGCTTCGGCCGCAACTGGGACCATCTGCGTGACATTATGGGTGTCACCCGCAAAATTGAAATGCTTCCCAACACGGTGCTGAAGAGCAAGTACGCACAGGGCACCTTGCAGGACGGCAAAGTCGGCGAGGGTGAGGAAATCCCCTACAGCAAGTACACCGTCAAGACCAAGGACTATGATAAGATCACCCTCGAAAAGTGGGCCAAGGGTACGACCGCTGAAGCCATCCTCGAAAACGGCTACGAGAACGCTGTTCAGATGACCGATGACGAAATGCTGAACGACCTGACCGCTGATGTGGCTGGTCGCTTCTACAAGTACCTCAATACTGGCACCTTGAAAGGCACCTCTAAGACCTTTCAGGAGGCAATGGCAATGGCAAAGGGCCGCGTCCTGAACAAGTTCAAGACTATGCACCGTACTGCTACCGATGTTGTGGCATTCGTGAATGTCCTGGACGTGTATGAGTACCTGGGCACAAGCGCCGTTATCAACGAACAGAGCGAGTTCGGCTTTAACTACATCAAGAACTTCATGGGTTACAAAACCGTTTTCCTGCTGGCAGAAACCGAAATTGCACGCGGCAAGGTTATCGCCACCCCTGCGGACAACATCGTTCTGTATTACGTCAGCCCCACCAACTCCGACTGGGCTCGCGCTGGCTTCCGTCTCACCACAGACAGCAAGACCGGCATTGTGGGCGTGAACACTCGCCCCGACTATGACACCTTTGTCACCGTTATCACCGCAATCATGGGAATGACGCTGTTTGCTGAATACATCGACGGCATCGCAGTTGAGACCATCACCCCGGCCGAAACGGTCTAATCTACAAAGGAGGTGACCCCGCATGACTGTGCCAGAACTGTGCGTGTACACGAGAAACTTCTTTGACCGGTACGATGACCCCACCGCCGGGGAATTTACCTTTACGGCAGATACTGTCCCCGCTGGGGTGTCCGCCGGGCAGTATTTCCTTGTATGCGGGTCTATCTTTAACGACGGCGTGCACAAGGCGGGAGACGGAGACCTTACCCCGGAAACCTTCACCGGCACGGTGCAGCCCATGCGCGTCCCTCCTGATTTTGTGGCGCTTGCTCAGAAGATCACTGACTACGATGCAGCAACGCCCGGCGGTGGGCGCTATGTTTCCCAGTCCTTCAACGGATGGAGCGGCACCATGGCCACCGGCACGGACGGCTTGCCCACAGACGGCTGCACCCGCTACCGCCGGGAGATCAACCAATGGAGGAAACTGTAATGCCCGTAAACGATTTCACTAAATTTACCGTGATGGAGAATTTCACCAAGAGATTCTGTTTCATGGTCAAAAAGCTGGTATCGGATGGGCTTTTTGGCTCTACCACCACATGGGAGGACGGCATGGAGTTCCTTGCCATCGAGCGCCACGACCAGACCATAGAAGCGCAGCAGGCAGAGCAGCAGGGCACGGCATCCACCTACTCCCTCTATGTGGATAAGGGCATCAAGCTGTCCCCATTCGACCACATCAAGCGTTTGGACGATAAGCAGATCTATGAGGTGACCACCGCAAGCAGCGACAAGATTTCTCCCGAGGAAAGCCGGATGAATCTTGCCGTTGTGCAGTGCAAAAAGGTGGTGCTTTCCTGATGGGCGCAGAAGAAGCCATTACAACGGCGCTGAACAGCTTTTTTACGATGTTCGATGTTCCTGTATACCCAGAGGATTCCGTGCCGCCGGGCGCTTCCCTGCCCTATATCACGGTGAAGCTGGTCATTCCTAAGGGATTTGACGAGAGCAGCACCTTCCATGCGCGGCTGTGGTATCCGGTAGACGGCGGCAAGCTGCCTATCATCCGCAAATCCGATGAACTCCGCGCTGCCATTGGCGATGGGCTTACCATCGAGTGCGAGGGCGGCGCAATTCTTTTATGCGCAGGCAATCCGTGGGCGCAGTCTATGGACAATCCCCCGGAAAAATACCTGTGCACATACCTTACTTTTGACGTCACATCCTTTGTGGTGTGAGAAAGGATAACGCATGAACAAAATGTATCACGCCATTTCGGCAGATGCTTTCAAAAAGCTTCAGTTTCAGGCTGGCGCACTGCTGAAGACGTTTGACCCGGCGGGCGCTACCCCCATTGCAGCGGAGGATATGATCTGCCTGACTTCCGGCGGCATCACCGTCAGATGCAAGCCCAACACTGTTGACCTCGGCGAGGATCTGGACGAAGTGCCCGAAAACACCTACCAGCTCAAGCACATTACCAGTTGGGATTGCGGGATGTCTACCACCTGCATGACCGTGAGCGCCGACACCATCAAGCTGGAGTTGGGCGCTGCGGACGTGGAAGCCAACAAGATCACCGTGCGCGAGGACTACACGGAATCGGACTTCCAGGATATCTGGTGGCACGGCAATCTGATCGGCGGCGGCTATGCTGCGGTCAAGCTGATGAAAGCCGCAAGCGATGGCGGTCTGGAACTGAAAACCAACAAAGACGGCAAAGGCAACCTCAATCTGAGCCTGAAGGGGCACTACGACATGAAAGACACCAGCAAGATCCCTATGGAGTTCTACGTCAAGGAGGCAGAGTAATGATCCTTACCATCAATCTTGACCCCGTGGAAGCCCTGCCCAAGCTGTATGACGCGGTGGACGGCATCACCCACATGATCATGGACGCAAAGGACAACGTGGACAACCCGGAGACCAAAGCCGCCCGGGAGACCATTGTTGCCAATGCCCTGAAGCTGCTGGGCGCAGAGCCTGCCGAAACCGCAGAGGGAAAGAAAAAGCTGACCCCGCGCGAGTTTGCGCTGGCTGCGCTGGACTTTATCAAGCCCCTGATGAAGCTTGACCCGCAGCGCACCATGAACGCCCTGCACCAGCTGTACACGCTGGAAAAGGGCGAGAAGGACACCCTGCCCAAGGCGTTCACCGCGCTTACCAAGTCGGTGATGCAGGAGGATATGCAGGATTTTTTGTCATCGCTGGCCGACTTGAACGGCCTGAGTTTTGGCACTACCTCTGCCGAGCCGACCTCCAGCATCTCCGCGCCTACGGAATAAAATATTTCGTCTGGTTCGTCATCAGCGAGATGCGCGAACGCCACCGCACAAAGGCATACCAGCTATACACGGCTGATATGCTTTTTCTTTGTGCTGTATCGCTGGGACAGCAGGTGGAGCAGTCCTTCAGCGAGATCATGGAAGAGTACGATAAGCCGCTATCCCAGCGCCGACACGAGACCACGCTGGAAGAAGCGAAGGCGTGTTGGGAAAAGACGCTTGCAGACAGTAAAAAAGCCGCAGAGCAGAACGGAGGTGGTGAGACCTGAACATTTTCAATTTGATGGCCACTTTGGGGCTTGATACCTCCGAGTATGAGCAGGGCATCGAGCAGGCCAAAAAAGAGACACAAAGTGCCGCAAACTCGCTGAACCGCAGCGCAAACACCGCCGGGAGCGGCGTTTCGGGCATGGCAAGCCAGTTTGCAGCAGCCAGCGCAAAAGCGACTGTCCTTGCAAATATGCTTACCTCGCTTGGAACAAAAGCGGTAGGCCTTGCAAAGGGCTTTGTGGAGATGGGCATTTCATACAATGCCGAAATAGAAAAGTACACCACCGGCTTTACCAATATGTTGGGCAGCGCACAGGCCGCGCAGGAAGCCATGCAGGCTATTCAGGAGGACGCAGCCCGCACCCCGTTTGACGTGGCATCTCTGACGCAGGCAAACCAGCTGCTCATCAGCGCAGGCGAAAATGCTGCGTATTCCCGCAAGGTCATCAATGCACTGGGCGATGCTGTTTCCGCCACCGGCGGCGGTAACGCCGAACTGTCCCGCATGGCTGCAAACCTGCAGCAGATCGCAAACGTGGGCAAGGCTTCAGCAATCGACATCAAGCAGTTTGCCTATGCGGGCATCAATATTTATCAGGTCTTGGCAGATTACACCGGCAAATCGGTGCAGGAAGTCCAGAAGATGACCATCAGTTACGACCTTCTTTCGCAGGCGCTCATAGCAGCCAGCGAGGATGGCGGGCGTTACTACAACGCCATGGACACCCAGAGCCAGACCATGAACGGGCGTATATCCACCCTGAAGGATAACGTCAGCCAGCTGGCCGGACTTTTGACTGGAAATCTTACAAGCGCTCTTGGTGGTGTTATTTCCAAACTGAACGAAATGGTTCTGGCTGCTCAAGACGCATACAAGCTCGACGGATGGAGCGGCCTTATCGGAGAAATAACAGGTCTTACCAGCGTTATAGACAAGGCTAAATCCTCTGCTGTTGGCCTGAAAGCTGTTTTTGATGCTTTGAAAAGCGGAGAAATTGGCATTTTCCATGGTGACTGGGATGCTGTTTATAAAAAGGCATTCAATTCAGACCAAGAAAGCAAAAAAATCCAAAAAGAAAGCAGAAAAAACTGGGACAATAACCATAGTGGCATGGTCTGGGACGAAAATGACGGATGGGTGCCCGCTAAAACAAGCGGAACATCTGGCAGCTCCATCGTCATAAGTCCTTCCGGCAAGACTGGCAAAGCCTCAAAATCAAAATCCACCTCCAAGACCGAAACCGTCATATCTTCCGTGACGCACACCGCCACCACCACCGCACAGAACGCGCTGGGCGCGGTGACAACGAGCGTTGAGACCCTGCAAGAGAAGGTCAAGGACGCAGCGGGCAACATCAAAGACCGCGTGACCGAGACCACCACCGAGACCGGCAAAGAGATGGTCAACGGCGTTGCTACCACCTATACGCTTGTGACCAAGAAAGTCACGGACGCGAACGGCAAGATAAGCACCACGACCAAGAAGGTCTACGCCGATATGTCCAAGACCCTGCTTGGCACTCTGACCACCATTGCAGAAAAGACCTTCAACGGCATCACTACCACTACGCAGCAGGCTGTGGAGACCTACGCGGACGGCAGCCAGCACATCAAAACAACCGCCACCGAGACCGGCGAGCGCATTGTGGACGGCGTGCGGCAGACCTACACCAAGATCATCAGCTACGTTGACGGCGTGCAGGACAAGGTAACAGAGACCGCGCAGAACATCGACAAGAGCATCAAGGCGACCCAAAAGCGCATTGATGGGAACCTGAGCAAGGTACAGCAGCAGTTAAACAGCGGGATCTTCAAGATTGGCAAAAATCTGTATACCGACCTGAAAAATCAGGACTGGGCGGCGCTTGGTCTGGATATCGTCAACGTAATGTGGGGCGAGGTGTCACAGGAGCAGCGCGAAGTCTTGTCCGACTGGGCAAACAAGGCGCTGGAAGCCATCAACGAAGCTTATTCCGGCGGCGGTCTGAGCGAGGCGTTTAACGCTTTTAAGCAGATCATGTCCAACGGAATAAAAGCAGATGCAGACGGCGTTACCACAAGCGTAGACGGGCTGAGCAAAGTGTTTCAGGATCTGGGCATCAACGTTTCCGACGCCGGCAGCAAGATCATGGGCGTGCTGGGCACCATGGGCACCGGCATGGGCACCTTTGTCTCCAATGCAGGCGCTGGTATTGCCGGGCTGTCCAGCGGCATGGGCAACCTTGGCGTGATCGCGCAGGGCGCAGGCGGGCTGCTGGCCAAGGTGGGCAGCCTGATTATGGCAAACCCGGAAGTTGCCGCTGTCGTGGCCATTGTGGCCGGTGTGGCGGCGCTGGGCGCTGCACTGTTTGCAAAGTTTGGCAAGAGCAGCGGCGGGCAGGCTGTGAGCCACTACGAAAGCCCCTTTGCCGGGCATGACGTATACGACAGCCTGACCGAGTTCTCCACCCGGGCAGCCATGCAGCACCGCTACATGGAAAAGACAACCGGCACGGATGCACAGTTGGGCATTTTGCAGCAGATCCGCGATATGCTGGACGAGCACTTGCCGGATATCGGCACCGGGCAGCTTGTCATGGACGGTGAAAAGGTGGCCGATATGCTCACACCGCGCCTTGCGACCAACATGGACACCAGCATGGGCGTGTATACCCTGCGGGCAGAAAGGGGTGTTTAAATGGCGATCCACAGCGCAAAGCTGGGCAATTACGACACCCTTGCAACGTGGGGACTGTACATGAAGGTGGGAAGCCCGAACATCGGCGAGCCTGAGCCGGACGAGACCCTTGTGCAGGTCACCGGCTCTGACACGTTGCTCAACCTGACTACCTCGCTGGACGGCAAGGTGCACTACAAAAAGCGCTCCATTACCATGGAGTTGCGGTGCACCGCACCGAAAAAACTGTGGAAGGTACTGCAAAGCCGTCTGCACAATGCCCTTGAGGGCAAGTGGCTGCAATGCGTGTTTGACGATGATCCATCGTGGTACTGGGAGGGGCTCTGGCACGTCAAATTCGTGCCGGGGCGGCTTTCCGCTACGGTCACCATCACCGGCAGCTGCAATCCGTACAAGTACAACGTCTACGACGGCACGCAGGATATCCGGTGGGACGACATCAACTTTGAAACAGACATCCTTCGGGACTACCGCAGCATTGCGCTTCCTGCAAATACATCGGTGGATGTGGTCATCTACGGCGCACCGCACACCGCTGCGGTCTACTTCCAGCGCGGCGAAAGCGATGCAAATGTGTCGTTGCAGGTCAACAAGGCCTATGCGGGCAGCCTTGCCAAAACGACCAAGTGGCAGTATCTGGAGGGGTTGGATATCCCGGACGGTAAAACCGTCACCATGACCTTTACCGCCACCGCTGCGAGCAGCATCACTATCAAATATTTGGGAGCAAGTCTATGAGCTACAAGATATACGCAGGCACGCAGGACGATGTGGACAGCTGGGAAAACCGGGTCTGTATCTATGCGCCCGGCTCTGCGCTGGAGACCACAAAGCTGATCAGTCCCACCCTGACCCGGGAGTTTGGAAAGGCCGGAAGTCTGGAATTTACTATCCCACTGGGCAATGTGGCGCACAGCGCCCTGCAAAAGCTGAAAACCGTGGTGTCCGTGGAGCAGGACGGCAAAGAGATCTGGCAAGGCCGGGTCATGAACCACGAACAGGATTTTCTGCTGCGGCAAAAGGTGTACTGTGAGGGCGAACTTGCCTACCTCAACGATACCGATGTGCCGCCCTACACCGCCAAGGACGTGACCATCCGACAGTTTCTGGACTTCCTCTGTAAGAATCACACCAGCCTGACCGACAGCTATAAGAGCTTCCGAATCGGAAACGTCACGGTGGAGGGGCAAAAGCGGTATGTTCCGGTAGCCGAAAAGTGCTATATGAAGCTGGACTACAAGGCCGGCAGCCCGGATCCAGACGGAGACTACCGTCAAGATTGGGGGCTGTACGCCCAGAACGGCAACCGGCTTATTGAAAACTTCTCCACGGTCTACTCCGACTACGAGGAAGTGCAGACCCCGCCGGAAAAGAGCTGGACACTAAACGAGATCAAGACCCAAAATGAGTACCTCATCTGGCGCACGGGAGACAACCAGTTTACCCTCCGCAGAAACGCAGTCTCTCAGGGCAGCAAAACCTATGATGCAGAGCAGACCATTGTTACCCCGTCCATCACTACGTCGATAGAGACCTATAATTTTGATGGCACCATTAAAGTGACCAAAAAAGACACAGAATCCAAAACGTACAGCATTAAAACGGAAAAAGACGGCACGGTCAACGTGTATGTCAACGGGGTAAAGTCTGCGGACTACACCCCGCAGCTTGTGGAGGAGCTGCACGAGTTCGGCGACGGCAAGAACTACGGCAAAACGTGGGACATCCTGCAAAGCGAGCTTGTGGACGTGTACGGCGGCTATCTGGTAACCCGGCACGAAACGATTCCTTACCCCTTGTTCCCCGGTCTGAACAAGAGAGCACGCTATCTGGACTATGTACAGGACGCGACCGAGCGCAACGTGCAGGGCATTACCTTCGGCACGAACCTGCTTGACCTGACCAGCTACGTCAAGGCCGAGGATATCGTCACCCAGGTGATCGCCATCGGCAAGAAAAAAAGCGGCTGGTTTTTGTGGGAGACAACCAACACCCTGACCGCCACTGCCAACGATACGACCGCCCAGAAGCTGTACGGACTTATCACCCGGTATCTGGTGCTGGACGGCACGGCCAACACACAGCAGTCCCTGCAGGACGCAGCAGACACAGAGCTTGGCAAGCATCTGCGCCTTGCGGACGGCATCACGGTGAAAGCCGTAGATCTGAAGGACGCGGGCGTGGACGTGGACAGGATCGCTTTCGGCAAGCTGACCCACATTATTTCCGCGCCCCACGGCATTGATGTGTGGATCAACTGCAACAAGCTCGTAGAGCCGCTGGACAAGACCGCAAAGAAGGAGTTTACCTTCGGTAAGAAGTTTTCCAGCATATCCGACCTGCAGGCGCTCAGCGCCCGCAAAGCAACCACCGCGTATGACCTGAGCCGCACGCTCAAGGAGTACGCATCTGATGTGCAGTCTTATGCGCTGCAAACGATGGAGGCAGACGATGAAACCGTTTAAAGAAGTAATTGACGGCATCCGCAAAGCCGTCATGGCATCCGAGGTGCGCGAGGATCTCGCCCAGATGGGCGAGTATGTGGAGCAGTTTGCCAACACGGCAGGTGAAAACATCCAGAAAATCATCGACCCCACCCTCTCCCTCTCCGGCAAGGCTGCGGATTCAAAAGCGACTGGAGATGCGGTTGGTGCGCTAAAGGAAGATTTAGATGTTGTTCGTTCTCTTTCTGGATTTAAGTACACAGCCACACAAAGTAAAACAACTGAACACGAGTTTAAAATTTACCCGAATAGATATTATAAAGCAGTATTTACTGGTGAATCTCAAATAACTGCCGTTTTATATAAGCAACAACCTTATGACTCCAACGACAGCTCAAATATTAAATTAGTTGACACTGTTACACTTTTGCCCAGCACCAGTGTAAATTTTAAAACCGCAGAACAATACAACTATCTACATATTTGGCAAAATAACAAGAATACAGTAAATATAGAAATCGAAGAAATATCTAATAGAAGTCATTTTATAGATTCAATAGATAACCAGTATGGTAAACAATCTTTTGATTTTTTAAGCTATAATACTAAGCCGTCATACAATAATATTGATGTTTTAACTAAGGGCAAGTCTGTTATATTCGTATGTGATGTACCTGTTCAAGATTTGGTTATCCGTTTATGTGAGGAAAAGACGTATAACGAGAATAGTGCATCACTTTTAGCCGTCGCTGATGGTTATACAGGTGCTTCTTTTATAAGTGACGTTATTCAATTAGATAAAGATTATAATTCACTGGCAACGTATTGTAAAACTGTTAAAAGATTGCCAATAAAAGTGTATGAAATAAATAGTATATTGGCAGATACAACAATAAAAGTGAACAAAATGATAAGTGCTGGTGTGGAAGAAATTACGCCAACATGGTCACAATACTGGTTTGATGCTGGTGGCAACACAGGGACTATTTTACATACAGATGGTGTTGCCAGTGAAAAACTACAAAAGAATGGGTTTTATCTAGTTACGTTCCCCGATGATTTAACCGTTGAATACAATGTAAAGCGATACGAAAATGAAGAACTTCGGAGAAACATTACATCACCATACCCATTTTCAATAATAATTAATAATGACTATTTGAGGTTATGTGTTAAAAGGAAAGATGGTGGGACGCTTTTACCAGGTGACGAACTGTTATTAAATGTTAAAATATATTGCGTGCATAAAGAGCTTCAGTATGGAACAATTTCTGTTGCTCCTTTTGATGCGACAGAAGCAAAGAAAGAAACAGCCACGCTTATCCTTAATGGTTCTAATGATACTGATATTCTTTCAGCAATTTTTGGGTGTTACGACAGTATTAACGTGTTGTTATACAATGGTACTTACAGCATTGATAAAATGTGGACGTATTCCGACACGGCTAAAATTTCGTTACCGTTTAATAACTACAACTTCGATGGTGGTGCAAATTTCAGACGATACATTTCTATTTGTGGCGAATCACCGTCTACACCTCAAACGCTTGGCTCTGTTCGTTTATATGTAACGCAAAAATTGCATGAATCGTTGCAAGATTCTGGCGTTAATTATTTTGTAATTGGCACTCCATACAATGCAACGAGTGATGCAATTGGAAGAATGGGCACTTCGTGCGTCCTAAAAAACATAAATATTATCGGGCATGGGTATGACAAACCTATTACGTATGTCGACACAACGCGTTGCCTTTCAACAATGATTGAATCAGTAAATATTCGTTCTTGGGCAGCGCATATTGATGGATACTCCGCATTTGACAATACGCCAAACCAAGAGTGCTGCGGCATCCGTGTAGGTAGAGGTTCAAACTACGGCATCCAAAATTTTGTAAAGCATCTTAACGTTTGGTACTGTGGAAAAGGCATTGCTTGTAATGGAGAGCACTTTATTTTTGAGGATGTGAAAACTCACCATGATTACATTGGGTTTGTATTTGGAGACAAAAAAACAATCGGAAAGCAAGAACATCCAAACATTATGATTGGCTGCTCGATTGAAGGGTGTTATAGGCTAATGACACTTTCTAAAAATGGAATTACAACTTCGCAAGATTATGATACTTCACTTCCGAAAAGTACGTTAATAATGATAGGAACGAGTACAGAAGCATCTTGGACGATTCCGACAAACGAGATCGTAGATGGAACTACCAAAACAAAAACTTTACCCGTTAAAGAAATTGTCAAAAATGGGTGGAGAGGTAGAATAGAAATCGATTGGTCGGGTGATTTGTTTGAGTCTGGGACTGGGGAAGGATTCGCAATAAGTAAATATTAACTAAATAAGGCTTTAGCTGACCATTCGCTTACTCACACAAAATAGAAAGGACTGATATCATGCTCCCTATCATGGACGTTTCCCGCTGGCAGGGGCGCATCAACTGGGACAAGGTCAAGGCAAGCGGCCTTGTCTCCGGCGTAATGCTGCGGGCGCTAGGTAACAGCGCAGAGGACGAACCCAGCAAGCCGTACATCGACCCCTTATTTGCCCGCAACTACCGCGAGTGCCAGCGGCTTGGCATCCCATGCGGCGTGTACTACTACTGCAAGGCGGTCAACACGGCAGAAGCTGACACAGAGCTTGCCCTGCTGCGCAAGGTGCTTACCGGAAAGACGGTGCAGCTGCCCGTTGCGGTGGACATTGAAGACAACTATGTGCAAGCCCCGCTCGACAAGCAGACCCTGACCGACATTGCCGCCCATGCGCTGGGCACTGTGGAGCGCTGGGGCTTTTACGCCATGCTGTACACCGGGCTGTGCTTTGGCCGTGATAACATGTACATGGGCGGCGCGGCGCTCAAGCCTTATGACGTGTGGCTTGCTGCTTACCGCAGCAAAAAACCTGCGACGGAATGGAACTTCGGACTGTGGCAGTACACCAACAAGGGCAAGATTCCCGGTGTTGTGGACGCGATACCGGGCAAGATTTCCGGCGTGGACTTGTCTGTGCCCTACAAGGACTACGCCAAAATCATCGCAAAGAAGGGCTTGACCCGTCTCCGGGAGGGCAAATGACCGAAAAAGAAGCTTTGCTGTGGGTGCTGGGCATCTTGGGCAGCCTGTGCGCTGCGGCCATCACGATCGACAAGGTGCTGGAAATTATCCATAAGTACATCAAGAAGGCACAGGAGCCGGACAACGCGCAGAACAAGCGGCTGGATGAGCTGGACAAGCGCGTCGGCACTTTGGAACAGGGGCAGCTCCAGCATACACAAGCTCTTGCAAGAGACCTCCGGCGATTTGACGGCATTGACGAAGAAATGCGACTTGTCCTCGTTGGCGTGCAGAACCTTTTGGATGCGCAACTATCCGGCAACAACCGGGAAGGTATGCAAAAAAGCAAGACCGACATTAACAATTACCTGCTGAAAGGAGTAACCAATCATGGAAGCAATCCTTAACTTTATCCCCACACCCATCGCACTGGTGCTGATGGTCGTTGGCTTCGCCGCGCTGGCAGTGGGTGCCATCCGGCTGGGCTACAAGCAGTACGTCAAGGAATGGGCGCTGGAGCTTGTGACCATCGCCGAGGACAGCATTATGGGCAGCGGGCAGGGTGCCAAGAAAAAGGCACAGGTCTTTGCCATGCTGCGGGGCGCACTGCCGGACTGGCTGAAGCCCATCATCACAGACGAGGTGCTGGATGCTGTCATTGAAAAGGCTGTCAGCCTGATGAAGAAGGCACTGGCAGAGAAAAAGCCCTCGATCGGGAAGTAAGGAGGATATCATGGCAAGCACTACATACGAGCATTTTGTTGACACCAACAAAATGTACGTCACACACGAACGTTTTCTTGACCTCACGAAAACATACCATCTCGGCAATGTCAACAAACTGGTGACGTTTTGTCACCGTTTCGCCGCCATTGGCAATATGGTGCGCAACGCCGGACAGCTGCCGCAACCCTTCTGGCTTGGTACTGTCCGTGGCGGCGGCTCGTGTAGTGCTGCCCGCTGCGCTGCAAGGGCTTGACCGGCAGCAGATGACCGCCGCCATCAAAAACGCACCGCTTGGGAGGGTAGACCGTAAGATAGCCTTACTGCGGTACGTTGAACGGCTCCCGCTGCCGGACATTGCAGCACAGACACATTACAGCCGGACGGCGATAGGCTACCGGCTAAAAGGCATTACAAAAATTTTTGAGTAAAAATCCCCTGCTTTGCCGAAGCCCTGCGTTTCACGCGGGGTACGTTGTAGGCAAAGTGGGGGATTTTGTTTTATTTGCACTAGTTTTGTCGAAACCCTTGCCTTGCAAGCCGAAACGTGATATTTTAGTTTTGCTTCCAATGAGAAGTCCTTTAATAGTTAAGCGCTCATGCGGATTTTTCCGTGTGGGCGCTTTTCTTTTTTTGTCCTTCGTTTGACGCTCGTTGTCTCTCCCGGTGTGAAATTCTGGTACGATAACCGCAAAAGGAGGGGCGCTCATGTGGCACAAGTTCAACCCAAACCCGCGCGGAAGCAGCGTCGGAGACTGTGCAGTGCGAGCCGTTGCAGCTGCTACCGGGCAAAGCTGGGAGCAGGCATACACAGGGCTTGCGATGATGGGCTATGCGCTGGGCGATATGCCAAGTGCCAATCGCACATGGGGCGCGTACCTCCAAAAGCGCGGATTCAAGCGCCGTCTTGTCGAGGCAGACTGCTCCACCTGCTACACCGTGGAGGATTTTGCAATGGAATACCCGCGCGGGATCTACGTTCTGGGATGCTCTGGCCACGTTCTGGCCGTCATCGACGGCAAGTGGTTGGATAGCTGGGACAGTGGCGCAGAGTGCCCAATCTATTACTGGTACAAGGAGGACTAAGCGATGCCATACATTCCATACGGATACCAGACCGGCTATTATGGGCAGGCAATGCCGGATCAGCTTGCACAGCTGCGGCAGAACGCCTACCAGCAGCCCATGATGGGGCAAGCGGCGCAGCAGACGCAGGGCACGCCGTCTATCATCTGGGTGCAAGGCGAGGAGGGCGCAAAAGCATACATGGTTGCCGCCGGTAACAGCGTGCTCCTGATGGACAGCGAAAACAGCGCTTTTTACATCAAGAGCACCGATGCAAGCGGAATGCCGCTTCCTCTCCGGGTGTTTGACTACAAGGAACGCACCACGGCCGCAAAAACGCCGCCACAAACGGCGCAACAGCCCGGCGTGGAGTTTGTCACCCGGGCAGAGTTTGACGCGCTGGCAGCCCGCTGCGCGGCGCTTGAGAAGCAAGAGCCTGCAAAGTCTGAAACGGAGGTTAAATAAGTATGTCAAATCCTCTTTTTAATGCACTGGGCGGCGGTATGCCCGCCATGCCGAACCCGATGGGGCAGTTCGGGCAGATGATGCAGCGGTTCCAGCAGTTTAAGGCAAATTTTCAGGGAGACCCAAAAGCAGAGGTGCAAAAGCTGCTGCAATCCGGCAAAATGTCGCAAAATCAGCTGAACCAGCTTCAGGCGATGGCGCAGCAGTTTCAGCAGTTCCTCCCCCATTAAACTTCTTTCCAAACAAAGCCTTTACAAGACTTAATCCTACCTTTTGCGCAGTTGATGATTGTACAAGGCTTACATCCGTAAGCTCTGGCAGCTTCGGAATACCCACTCCACACCTTCATAAATTCACCAGATTTTGTGTATTGGGCAACCGGTTTGCTCAACGGGTTCAAAGACCCAGTTCTACCACGCATATTAGAATCGGCACGAAGCCCTGTTGCAATTGCGTGTTGTGTATTCCCCTTGCGAGAAATCCATTCGAGATTTACAACAAAATTATTGCTCTTGTTTCCGTCAATATGATTTACACAAGGCAGATTTTCTGGATTTGGAAGAAATGCACTTGCAACAAGAACGTGAACGGATTTGTTTTTCTTTCCCGATTTATTGCAGAGCATTACCGTTTTGTATCCGCTTTTATGGCTTTTGAGAACAAGATTCTTAGATTTTCCGGTGTGGTTATAATTCATGCTTTTTACGTTTCCACAATCGCTCACTTCATATAATCCTTCGTATTCAGGAACAGGTAACCAATTCTCCATAAAAACCTCCTCATAGCATGGTGGATTTATCTGTTTCTATTATACCACAAAAATACAATATCTGCGCAGATTTGTATAAAAAATTTTGAAAGGAGCTTACTATGAGCTTATCTACCGATTCTCCTATGATGACTATGCCGGTTCAGCCTGCAAATACCTGTTCTAATGGTGGTTTTGGCTGGGGTGACGGCGGCTTGCTCTGGATCATCATCTTGTTCCTGTTCGCATTCTGCGGCGGCTGGGGCGGCAACTGGGGCGGCAATGGCAACACCGGTGCCGGTGTCGTTGACGGCTACGTCCTGACCTCCGATTTTGCCAACATCGAGCGCAAGATGGATGGTATCAACAACGGCATGTGTGATGGCTTCTACCAGCAGGCGCAGCTTGTCAACGGCGTGCAGCAGACCGTGAGCAACGGCTTTATGTCCGCAGAGATCAGCCGCGCAAACCAGCAGGCGGCGTTCATGCAGCAGCTGTTTGCCATGCAGATGCAGCAGCAGGAGTGCTGCTGCGAGAACCGCTCTGCCATTCAGGGCGTCAACTACAATTTGGCCACCCAGTCCTGCGAGACCCGGAACACGGTGCAGAACACCACCCGGGACATCATCGACAACCAGAACCAGAACGCCCGCGCCATCCTTGACGCACTGACCGCACAGCGCATCGAAGCAAAGGACGCAAAGATCGCTGAGCAGGGCCAGCAGCTGTTTGCAGCACAGTTGGCGGCATCTCAGGCAGCCCAGAACGAAACGCTCAAGGCCTACATGAGCGGTCAGCTGGCCTACTACAACCCCCGCCCTGTGCCCGCTTTCCCGGTACCCGCACCCTACCAGTACGGTAACTGCGGCACCGGTTGCGGCTGCAACGGTTGCGCCTAATCGAATAACGGCAACTGACTACAATTTGTAGCCTGTTCAGCCCCTGAGCTGATTTTGCAAACCAGAGCGCCGGGGCAGTAGTCCCGGCGTTTTTATTATGAAAGGAGCATTCAAATGACCGTAACAGACTTGAAGCAGCAGTTTGTTGACCATTTGGCCGGCATGGACAAAAACAAAATGAGCATGATGGATCTGAGCGTATACAGTTCAATCGTGCGGACTTTGCTGGACACCGAACGACCGGACTTTTCGGCTTCCTGCATGGATGTGCTGAAAAACATCTATGCAAGTAAAGCGGATGTCTGTGCAGAAAAGGAGGACGCGAATAATGGCTGAATTTACCTCTACCACGATTCAGACCGTGGCAGCCGGTCAGAATCTTCCCTTGACCGAAACCGCTATCAAGGGTTCAAACTGCATCAACCACCGAGCAGGTGCCGGCAATGTGACGCTGCGTGGGCTTACAAACCAGTGCAAGGCACTGTTTAAAGTGAGCTTTGGCGGCAACATCGCCATCCCTACCGGTGGAACTGTGGGCGCTATCTCCGTGGCGCTGGCTGTCGGCGGCGAGGCTCTCAACAGCGCAGCCGCAATTGTCACCCCGGCGGCAGTGGATCAGTACAGCAACGTCTTTACGGCGGTGTTTGTGGAAGTCCCCCGGGGCTGCTGCGTTACTGTGGCGCTCAAAAACACTAGCACGCAGGCAATCAGCATTGCAAACAGCAATCTGATCGTTGAGCGGGTAGCATAAGAAAGGAGATAAAGTCATGCTGGATAAATTGAATCATGTGAAGGATGAGATGTTCGAAGAGCTCATGGATCTGACCGACAAAAAGAATCGGTCCCCTGGCGATGTTGAGATGATCGGCGAGATCGTGGATATCATTCTGGACATCCACCGCATCGAGGATTATTGCGAAGGCGGTGAGTACAGCCGTGCGGGCGAGTTGGAAGCTGATATGCGAGGATCCTTCAGCCGCGACGCCGGAAACGGTTACAACCGGGGCAACAGCTATGCAAACCGAGGCCGTCACTATGTGCGCGGACACTACTCCCGCACGGATGGCCGTGAGCGTATGATCTCTGACATCGAGGACATGATGCAGGACGCCACCGGCGCAGAGCGTGACGCCTACAAGCGGGCAGCTGACATCTTACGCAACGCATAAGAAAGGGGGCGGCAGGCATGGACATCGTGGAAATCAATGAACACATCCGCAAACTGAAATGCGAAGAAACGAACTGGCAGAGCGTGGAAAAGCTTGCCGCCCTCTGCACTGTGCGGGACGAACTGGAAGAAGCACACGCACCTGAAACGCAGACCCAGGCATTGCCGCCCGCGACTTATGCGGCGGCGTACTCCACAGCAGCGGAACCACAAAGCGACTTTGTGGCGGCTGCCAGCTCTGTTCCTTTCGGCGGTCTGATGCAGGTGCTCGACAGACACATGAACGCAATAAAGCTGGTGTACCCGAAAGAGTATGAGCTAGTAATGCGGAAGATTGTCTCTTTGTCTGAGTGACGATGCCCAATAGGCTGAAGGCACAGGGAAAGTAAGTCGCCCAGCCAAAAAAATCCATACATAGCAACAGCCCCGGGGAGCCTGACGGTTTCTCGGGGCTGTTTTTTAGCGGTGTGTTACCAAAAATGTTACCATGATAAAGAAAAGAACGTCAGTTCTCAACGAAATGACGTTCTTTCCGCATGGAGCGGGTAATGGGAATCGAACAATTAAAAATGATTGATTGTCGTCAAAAATGCATCCGAGATGCACGAAAGAGCGAAGGAATAATACGGATTTGTTGGGTTATGTCCGATTTGTTTTTTGACATTTAGAAAAAAGAGTGTTACCAAATGTGTTACCAGAATCACCCTTGAGCCTTCCTGAATGCAGCGGTGGTCGCGGCTGCCAAATCTTCGCGCTGGCCCTGCAGCTCGTGCCGGTAGGTTCCTGCAGTGTCCATGTTCCGGCTGTGGCCTACAAGCATTTTCAGTTGGCTGTCAGTCAGAACACCGGATTCAATGCTGACAAAGGTGTGACGCAGTTCATACAGCGTTACCATTGGATCGATGTTGTTGGATTTCTGGTACTTTTCCCAGCGCTTCACAAGAGACCGCTGGCATGGGATCTGGAACAAGGGTGTGTTGTAGTTCAACTGTACACCTGTTGCTTTCAGGTGTGCCACCTGAGCTTCATACGCTTCTCGTGCTTCCTTACCCATGTCAAAAGAGCGCACTGCATTCTGGTTTTTGCCGGTGGTCACTTCGCCCTGCACATTGATGCTGCGGCGCAAATTGACCGTGTTCCCCTTTATGTCACCATACCACAGGCCGACCAGCTCACCGGGTCGCACGCCGGTTGATACAGCAAAACGGTAGGCATAGATATAATCATCAAAAATCCTTTTATTGTACCACAAGCGGGTGTCAACGTCAAAAAGTGTTTTCAGCGCGTTGGGCTGCAAAATGGTCTTTTCTACAAACCTTGCGTTCTTAGGAATGGATAGCTCCGGGAACAGGGTGGTGTACCGATTTTTCCTGCACCACTTGACAAAGCTGGTTTCGGTTGACCGAATCGTCATAAGGGTTTTGCGGCTCAGAGGTTTATCACTCGTGCGCTTTCCCCCTTTTTTGAGACAGCGCTTTTTGAAAGACATGTCAATTGCCTTTTGCAGATCGCCCTCGGTCAGCTCGTCAATGCGAATGTTCCCGCACACCGGGAGTATGTAGTATTCGCCGTATTTGTCGCACTGGGTCACATAGGATGTGCCGCATGTGAGCTTCAGCTCTTCTACCCACTCTGAATAGAGTGCAGCCACCTTCTTTCTGCCGTCCCGAATGCTATCATCAAGCCATGCATCCGCTTTTGCGTTTGCTTCCCGTTGTCCTGTTCGGCCCGGCGTGCTGCTGTAAAACCGCTTGCGGGTGCCGTTCTTCTGAACCGCGATGCACCAGCGCTTTTCCTTTTCCACCCAAAATGCCGTGTTGACCCGTTTTTTCATAAAATCCACCTCCATACACAAGAGTACACTGTGCCGCTGCCCTTGGGACGGCGGCGCTTTTTTCTTTGCTGCGGGGCGGCTTCCGGCTGCTTCTTCCCGCACCACGGACAAAAAGAAGCACCATCCGGGATCGATTCCCGGCAGCATGGTCTCACGCATTTCATGGCTTACTCCTTTCGTCGCCCTATATAGCCAAGAGCGCCGTTTTCAGCGGCAGCGCGCCCGGCTTTGTAATGTATCTTCAGATCGTCAATGGGCGGTTGAGGGTCGTCCGGGCATGGGTCAAGGCCCGCGATCTGTGCATAGGTATACTGGTCTATGATGGTGCCGCACACGCTGGCCCTGTTGTTGAGCGGGCAGTGCAGGTTTGCAGCTATCTCCGATATGACAGCAGGCGGGCTGCTGCCATGCTGCCCCTTCAGCACAAAGAGGAGCAACCGTTTCGTTAGAGGCGGAAGCGCCTGCACAATAGCAAGCAGCTCCCTATCTATCTCGTCGTCCTGTTTTTGCTGATCCGGAACCGCATACAAGTCCGGGTGCAACACCTCCATAAAGACCGCGATGGGCGACACCCCGCAGGCTGTACACCAATCCATGATCTCGTCACTGTCCGGGCTGGTGCATCCTTTTTCCCAGCTCTGCACGGTGCGCTCTCCCTTCTCAATGCGCCTTGCGATCTCCACTTGGCTCAAGCCCGCAGACACCCGTGCTTTTGCAAGTGCTTTCCCGATTTGGCTCGCCGTAAAATAACTCATATACACCCTTCCCCCCTCAAATATAATGCGTGATAAAAACAAAAAATGGCGCAGAAAAAATCCGCGCCATTCGACAAATTTTATCCGTATTTCATTTTCCTCTTTCTCATGGTAAAATTTGGTACATAAGTTGACACAATTACCAAAAATCAGGAGGAAAACAAAATGAAAAACGGTCAAACAAGCAACAAAGACCCGGAAATGACCATCATTGACGGGATGCCCGCCAGCGTGCTTACCGGCACAGCCAAAACCCCGCAACCTTGGGAGGATTGAGCCATGACCAACAAAAAGACCGCCTGTTTCTGCGCCCACATCCGTGCCGCGCTTGCCTGTTACGTTGATATGACCCCGGAGCAGCAAACCCTTGCCGCCATGTACGCCAACCGCAAGATCACCGGCCTACACAACCTGCGCGCCGCAGCGGTAAGCCCCGGCGGGGAGTGTGCCGCCCAGTTGTTGCAAAAAATGCAGCAGCTGGACACCGGCAGCCAGTAACAACGCGCATATTTTGCGCGAAGTCAGCGTAAACCGCGCGTTTTTCGCTTAAAAGTGCGCGTAAATCGCGCGATTCAGCGCAAATGTCAAATTTTCAGCGCATTTCTGCGCAATTAAAATTGATTGACGCTTACGCCAAACCGTTGTAAAATGCAGTTGTAAACAAGTTTACTTAGCTTTACGCCCTTCTGCCTTACCGCTCGAGATGTAGTGCTCATAGTATTTCGCGTTATCGTCACCAAAGGAAGCAACCAAATCTGCATTATTAGACTTGTAAGCAGAAAGATTAAATTCTGCGCTACCCTGACGACCTTCCTTCATTCCACTATTTACAAAATGCTCAAGATATTTCCACTCGTTTTCTCCAAACAAAGCGGACAGATCAGGATTGTTTGCTTTGTAGTATTCAAAGTTATAAACAGGGCTGTACTTCTTGAGCATCGCAAAATAAGGGATATAGTCAGGCTCTTTTCGGTAATTTCCAGAGTACAAAGACTTTTGAGAAATGGTTTCTTTAGTTCCGTCCATGTACTCTACAACAGCTTGAGTTACTGCAATTGTCTCAACGGTTCCGTTGTACCACAAGCAATCCCATGTAACAGCTGTATCGTACACGGCATTCTGGATTTCAGATTCAGACAGATATGTTAACGGATCTCCATATTTTAAGCCATCGCTGTAAAAAGCGTTCCAATAGTACGGATTTCCATACTTGTCAAGAAGAATTTTGTTATTATGCCGCTCTCCAATGTATGCAAAATAATCAGTTGAAAGTTGAGTTTGTTGTGCAAACGGTGTTCCTCGCTGTGTAAAATTATCGAATGTTCCAATCGTGCTGGAAGCATCAAATTTTGTCGGATAAATCGGACCCACAACGCGCGCTTTCACAGAAGAGTACCCGCGAATGGTACAAGCCACATTGTCACCAACGGCATTTATAGGGACAAGTGTAAAAGTAACATATTTTATTGTTTTGCTAGAATTGTTACGAAAGCACACGGTAGGAGTGACGCCATTTGCAGAGTTTACGGAAAAATAAACATCCATAAGTTCCACAGACGGTTTTGCCGCAAACGCTGACATTGAAAAGATCATCAACGTGCATAGCGTAAAGGCAATTGCAAGCAATTTCTTTTTCATGATAACCACCTCAAAATAACAAAAATAGGCAGCCAAACAGCTGCCGGAAACCTTAAATTATCAATGATCTAGCCAAGGGGGGAAAATAAAGTGCAAGATACTAGCACAATGTTTGCAGAATGTGATACAATAGAAGAAACCATCAACGCGCTATGTGCTGAGTTCCTGCAGCTTTCTCCTGAAGGACGCAACTCTGCGCTTGCGTACATCAAAGCTTTGAAAAAAGGAAAGGAGCCTTGCAATGTTTTCCAGAAATAAACCGGACGATATGAAGAACTGCCTACACGCAGAAGTTGAACGTAGGATGAACGAGTACAAAATCAATGTTTCGGAGTATGGCGAAGAGCCTTTTGCACGAAACGATGAGATTACCAGAAAAATCATGGATCTGCTGAAGGCAGAGGGGCTTACATATAAGGAAGCAATGCAGATTCCCGCCCAGCTGAAATCCTATTTGTCGATTTCTTTTCAGAGACAGATCATGGATTCCGTTGTTAAGCCCTTTTCATGCAGTACGGAACAGAGCAAACAGTGATATCAAAATAGCGATCACAGAAAGCGCAGTTGAAATATGCAATTCCAGTTGTCGGCGAAAAATATAATTCAAGTAGTCCTTGCCGTCACTGGTGATCGTCAGCATTGGGACAACTGCTCCGTTTTCATTTTCAAAGTAATCCAAACCAACAAAATCGTGTTGTATAAGTGTATCCAGCTTTTCTGCCCACTGTCGGTTGTTGTCAACCGGCTTGCGTGAAACAAGTCGCAGCAGATTTAAATCTTTTCTGGATAAAACCAAAGTTTCAAATTCCATCCCGCTTCACCTTTAAATAAGCAATATATCGTCTGGCTTCTTCCAACTCGTCTTTGGACAGCCCTTCGCACTCCTTTAATAGCGCATCCAGCCCACTCCCTTCACCGGGAGCGGGCTTTTCTTTTTGCTCTGGCTCGCCCTTCAACTCTTCTTTAGACACTCCAAAAAAAGTTGCGACTTTCAAAATGGTTGCATCTGTTATACCGCCGCCATTTTTCCAGCGATTTACAGTTGTCTTTGACAGTCCCATTTCAAGCGCTGCGCCTGACGGCGTTTTTTGGTTCTTGTCGCAAAGCATTAAATACTTTTCGTAAAAAGACATAAAAAGTCACCGCCAAACTTGTGCATAGTCACGAAGTAACTAAAGTTCACACGAAATCGTTGACAGTAAACAAAGTAACTGCTATAATAGCCTTGTTAGTTAAAAAGGTTCACAAAGTACACAGCCCCACAACCGGGATACTGTGCACGGAATCTGTACTTTGTTCTGCAAATACATAGTATCACATTCTGTTAACTTTTTCAACTACTTTTGACACGGCGATAAGAAAAAATCTGCCTGCGGTTGTTTCACAGACAGATTTTTCACCGATTTGTCACCAGAACGCACTTGCACCTTTGCGGTAATGCAAACTTGCGTGTTTGCACATCTTTTACACCGTCCGTGGTGCAAAAGTAACGCAACGGCTGCAAAAACAACTTGCAGGGCTATGGGTACGCCGCTTCCTTTGGCGGGTCGGCACCGCCTTGTAAGCCCTAGCGCTTCACGCACTTGCTTGTGTCTGGAACTGGCTGGCTCAAAAGTTGGGTCAATGAAATCACCGTCCTTTTGAATCAGTTTAACTAGGAGCCGTAAAACAGTATAGCAAATCGGTGCGCCGTTGTCAATTTATTAACTACTAATAAGGAGGTGGAAGAGTGCCTGAACCGTGGACTGGCCGATTGATCGGCAAAATGCACAACAACGAAGTCACGCTGGAACAGCTTGCGGAACGTCTGGGATGGACAAAGAGTTATTGCTCCCTGATCCTGAACAGCAAGCGCAAGCCGCGCGGAATCCGCGAGAAGATGGAAGCCGCAGTCAGCGAACTGATTAAGGAAAAGGAGGACAAAACGGCATGAACAACGACAAAAAGCCCAGCCGCAAGCACGACTGGACTACAACAAGGATTCTGGCTTTGACGCTTTGCATTCAGGTTGCAACACTTGTTTTGCAGATCGTCAATCTGGTGCAAAAGCTTAGAGGATAAACGCAAGGAGGCAAGCAACCGTGAAGAATCACGAAATTCAGTTCATCGCTCTTTGCATTCAGATTTTGGCTTTGGTGGTCATTTTACTAAAGAAATAATCATGGATGCGATGGCAACACCGATTGCAAGGAGATCATAAAGCCGGTCAATTTGCTTTTCTTTTGCTTGCTCACGGTCTTTGATTTCCTGCTTTTGCTGGCTTTCTTCAAACTGCTGGCGCAGCTGCTTCAAATCTTCCGCATACCGCCGCTGTACCTCATACAGTGTAGGCTGCTGCGAGACCTGCGGACTGGAATAATTCACTTTGCTGGCGTTCAGAATGCGCTCTATTTCATCTGTACGTTGGTTCATGGATCCCCGCTGATTCATTTTTTCACCCCCTCCCGCTCAAGTATAGCACAGGAGGGGCAGAGTACAAGGAGGACAAAACAAGACTATGGCAGACATCATCTTATCCACCCAGAACGGCGAGCCGGTAGCATCCAGCCGCCAGATTGCCGAGAGTTTCGGCAAGGAGCACAAAGACGTGCTTCGCGCAATCGAGAATATCAAAGCGCAAAATTGCGCTCTGACCTCTATGTTCTTTGAAACCACCTACACTGCCGGGACAGGCAAGGCTTACCCCATGTACCTGATGAACCGTGACGGCTTTACACTGCTGGCTATGGGCTTTACCGGCAAGGCCGCTCTGGAATGGAAGTTGAAGTACATCCAGGCGTTCAACGCCATGGAAAAGAAGCTGAGCACTCCGCAGATGCCCAAGCTCAGCAAGGAGATGCAGGCGCTGTTCCTGCTGGACGACCGCACTCAGAGGCAGGAGCAGCGGCTCACGGCGCTAGAGAACACCATGACGGTGGACTACAACCAGCAGCGTGTGCTGCGCAAGAGCATCAGCCGGTCGGTGATCTGCGCCCTTGGCGATGAAAAAGCCCCGGCCTACATCGACAACCATGTGCGCAGCAAGGTGTACAGCGAGTGCAACCACGATGTGCAGGACTGGTTCCGGGTGAACAGCGTAGGCAACATCCCCCGCAAGCGCTTTGATGAAGCAATGGAGTACATCCAGCGCTGGAAGCCCAGCACCAACACCGTGATGCTGATCCAACAGACCAATGGACAGACAAGCCTGTTTGAGATGGGGTGCACAAAATGACAGTTTTCCAGTTGATCGATACGTTTTATAACGCATTTCTTGGCGAGAGCCGCTTTGTGATCTACGATTGTGGCACAGCCCCGGCGTACAGTGGTCTTGTAGTTGGCGACTTCTGGAAGCGCTTTGGCAAGCGCGAAGTCAATTGCTTTGCAGTGGATGAAGTTCAGAACAGCCATGCTGCAAAGACTGTCAGTATTTATTTGAAATTTGACCGCAACTGTGCCCCGGCGGGCAGGCTGCGCGAGGAAGGACAGCATCAAAGAAAAGAGGTTGAAGCATGATGAAGGTCGTACAGGGCAGCTTCCGGCAGATTCCGTACTGGAAACTTCGGGGCCGGTTCCACAGCTGCGGCTACCGCGATCAGGAAGTCGCCAAGTATATCGGCATTGGCCGGGACACCATGAGCGGCAGGATGCAGGGACACAATCCGTGGACAAGCGCAGAGATCACAGCAATGTGCGAACTGCTGGACATCCGACAGGATGAGATCGGGGAACTGTTTTTCCCCTCACTTGAGAAAGGAGAATCCGCATGAAACTCAAATCTACTACTTACTACTGGTTGGCTGCCATTTTGGGTGGCGTTGGAATGGGCACAGCTATGGGCGCAGAGGGCACCGCGCAGACCACCGGATACATTTCCGGAGCGCTGTTTGCGGTGTCGCTGGTGCTGATTCTGGCCGCTGTTCTGCTAGTTCGTCTGGGCTTTGCCGCAGAGGACAGGGAGAGAGCCGCAAAGCGGCGCAAGTACGGCAAGATCAACCGCACCCACGCCCGCAACCCGGAGTACCCGGAGAATCAGGAGCGTGGGGCATGATGACGGCTAAAGAGTACGTTGAGGGCAAAGTAAAGTCCTACACGCGGCTTGCCGAACGCTGCAGGCGAGAAGCCGAAGCCTCAGATGACATTGTTGTCCGGGCTGGATACTCCGCACGGGCAAACGTCTGGGAGATGTGCGCCGAAGAAATGGACAACGTGCGGGAGATGCTGCAAGAGGAGTCCGGGGAGATCACGTATGCCTGACACCGTCCACCATGTCATGTGGTACACCGTGTACGATGCAAAAACTGGCAATCTGCTTGCATCCGGCACATCTGATATGTGCGCCCGGCGGCTCGGCTATAAAAGCGCAAACAGTTTTGCATCCTCGGTTTATCATTGCCGCAGTAAAAAAAGAAAGCCGCACAAGTATTCATTTTTTCAAGAAGTCATAAAGCGCGATGAGGTGGACAGCCTGCCACCGATACGCCGCAAAAAAAGAAGAGCCTGCCCGTGCGCCAACACGGACAAGCCAAAAGGGTGATGAGTCTAGCCGCCCATCACCACAAAAATACCACAACATGCGGCAAACCGCAAGGAGGTAAAACGTGAAAGCCTTTATTTTTATCGTGTTGTGCGTCAACTTGGGGTATATCGCCCTGGGCTGGCGGCACAACAACAGGAGGTGAGCACATGGCACTTTTAAAGGTCTATGATGTGACCAAAAAGCAGCCGGATGACCTTGTTTCATCGCAGACTATCGCAGACGTTTCGGACGCGATCATCATTACAGACGAACTTGTAAAGCGAGAGCCCGCCTATCTGTACAAGGTATTTGATTCCAGCATGAATGTTGTTTATATGAGGTGAATTTTTATGCAAAACGATTCACAAAAGTGCCTTGCAAGACGTGCCAGCATCAAGGAACTTTCTAACAAGGCCGAGGGCATCTATTACTACATCAAGCCGCAAAATATGCTGTTCAGGCTTATCAGTGCGGGCAATGAACTTGCCAGCTCAATCAACGGCGCAGTGGCGTATTTCACGCATTTTGCACAGAACGGCAGCATGGATGATACTGCGAGCCGCGAGGTCATAGACCGCATCTATCGCAAGGTGGGCAGCATGATGTGCGATATTGACATTATCCACGCTGCAGGCGGTGCAGAAATCATGCCTGAACCGTATGAAAGCATAGATTTTTGTTACATGATTGAGTTCCGCACCTTGCTGCGGGAAGCAGTCATCAATGGTCTGCCGGATGATTACAAAGGCGTACAGCAAAACCCGACACAAATCCGACTCATGAAGCCCGGCGTTGCGTACAATGCCGCGGTACCGGACGAATACGATGATCCGTTTTTTGACCAGTTTGTCCGAAAAGAAGAGCAGCGAGACCGGAAAATCGTATTCCGGTGCACAAAGTCAGAGCTTGACGCCATCAAGCGTTATGCACATATCATCGATGTAAAATACACTGAGGAGGAGATCCATCATGCCTGAGACCAAAATCGAAAATTCTCCTGTTGAGCAGCTTCAGAAGCCCGCAGCGCCCGCCGAAACCCTTACTCCTGTCAATCCCCCTGCCGCACCCGCACATCGCGCCCTCTCCTACGCTGAGAAAGTGCAGGGCTTGACCGCAGACGAACGGATCTGGCAGCTGGCAAAGTCCAAGGCTGTTGCACTGTCCAATCTGCCGGACGGCTGGTTGCCCAAGACTTACGCGGGCAACGTTTGTGCTTGCGCCATTGCCTGCGACATGGCACAGCGCATGGGAACCACCGAGTTGTTCGTGATGCAGAACCTTTACGTTGTTTACGGTCAGCCCACTTGGAGCGGCAAAAGCTGCAAAGCGCTTATCGACAACAGCGGACAGTTTGCAGGTCGTTCCCGCTATCGCATGGAAGGTCAGGAGGGCACGGGCACATGGGGCTGCCGCCTGATTGCCGTGGACAAGCTGACCGGCGAAAAGGTAGAAGGACCGAAGGTCACGGTGCAGATGGCAAAGGATGCAGGATGGTGGAACAAAAACGGCAGCTACTGGCCGAAGATGACCGAGATGATGCTCAAGTACCGCGCCGCCGCATATTTTGCCCGCGCTGAGTGCCCGGAAGTGCTGATGGGCGCAAGCATCGACTACGAGGCCGGTGCTGGTGACAGCGCAGAGGAGGAGCCGAATCATGCTTAACGTTGTAGCAATCATGGGTCGCCTTGTGGCAGACCCGGAACTGCGTACCACTACGCAGGGCACCAACGTGTGCACCTTCCGCATTGCCTGCGAGCGCAACTATGCCCCGAAGGGCCAGCAGCGTCAGGCTGATTTTGTGGATATTGTGGCATGGGGCAAGACCGCCGAATTTATCTGCAAGTTCTTCCAGAAGGGCAGCATGATCGCCATTGACGGCAGCATCCAGACCCGGCATTACCAGGGCAAGGATGGCAGCAACCGCACGGCAGTGGAGGTTCTGGCAAACAATATCAGCTTTGCAGGCGCAAAGGCGGCAGACAAGCCCGCTGCACGAGGTTTCGATCAGCAGACGCAAAACTACACCCACGAAGCAAAATCCGCACATAGCGCCCCGCAGCCCGACTACACGCAGGGCAGCATGGACGATTTCGCCGTGATAAACGACACCGACGACCTGCCGTTCTAAAGGAGGAGATAAAAAATGAGCGTAAAAGGATATAAAGTTTTTAATTCTGACTGGACGTGTCGCGGCAAACAGTATTCTTGCCCGGGAACCTTTGAAGAATTTGTAAGTCCGTCTGTCTGCAATGTGGGTATGCACTTCTGTAAGAATGCCGCCGACTGTTTCCGTTACTATGATTTTGACCCGAACAACCACGTTGCCGAAGTGATCGCCCACGGCACGGTTGCAGAGGACGAGAATAGGTGTGCAACAAACAAGTTGGAAATCGTGCGGGAAATCCCTTGGGCTGAAGTCCTTGAGATCGTGAATACGGGAAAGGCTTGCACTGGACGTTGGAACAGCGGCGACTGTAACAGCGGCGACTGGAACAGCGGCAACAGGAACAGCGGCGACTGGAACAGCGGCGACTGGAACAGCGGCAACAGGAACAGCGGCGACAGGAACAGCGGCAACAGGAACAGCGGCGACTGGAACAGCGGCGACAGGAACAGCGGCAACTGGAACAGCGGCGACTGTAACAGCGGCGACTGTAACAGCGGCAACTGGAACAGCGGCGACAGGAACAGCGGCAACTGGAACAGCGGCGACTGGAACAGCGGCGACTGGAACAGCGGCAACAGGAACAGCGGCGACAGGAACAGCGGCAACAGGAACAGCGGCGACTGGAACAGCGGCAACAGGAACAGCGGCGACTGGAACACTACATCCTTTTCTAACGGCTGTTTCAATACGGCATCTCCCAAAATTTATATGTTCAACAAGCCTACTGACTGGACGTTTGAGCAGTGGTTTAACTGCCGTGCCCGGCGTTTGATGAACGAGATTGACGATTGCTCGCTTGAATACGTTTATCTGTCTGATATGACCGATGAGGAAAAGGCGGCGCACCCTGAAGCTGAAACGACTGGCGGTTATTTGAAGGAGCGCACCACAGCGGACAACGCCCGGAAGTGGTGGGC